AAAAAAACTTAAGATAACTAAAAAAAAATCTCCGAAGAGATCATATTGATAATATTACAATAAGACCTGCGAATAAAGTAAATGTAACGACAATAATCATAGCCATAACTACTTCCGAAATTTCTTCTTCCCTATCTATCATAATTATACCTCCTATATTTTGTCAAGTATATTATATATAGAAAATATTATTTTAGGACATTAAAATAAAAGCCCCCAATGGGGGCCTATTTGATTTTTGACATTACATCTAAATATTTTTGGAATGACGGATGCTCTTCTACAAAGTCTCTAAATTTCATATGGACGTCTGTATCAGGGTATTTAGATACATGCATTATTAAATCATTTCTTAGAAATTTTAATACATCTGTTATATCTAGTCCTTCCCAAACATTAGCTGTTTCACTTTCCATTATACGTGATAATGTTATATTTTCTATTTTAAATTGATCCATTATATCATTTATATTCATTATTCCTCCTTATATTAAAAATAAGATATAACATTTGATAATGTTGCTCTTCCAGAACTATTTCTAATTGTCACTAATCCTAATCCTTCTGTTATTACAGATATAAGATTTTCATAAACTACAGTATCTTTAGTTGCTAAGAATTCTGTTATAAAATCATCTACTGTTTCACTATCTAAAGGTAGAGCTATTTTTGTTATATCTTCTAACTTTGGTTGTTCTAATTTCACCTTGTCTACAATATTAAAAATATTCTTATCATACTCTTTATTATTTCTTTTTAATGTTCTATAATATTTTTTTATACTATCTAAATATTCTTTTAAATGTTGATATTGTTCAATCTCGTCTATTTCTATCATTAATCTAAATAATTCTTGAGATTCACAATTTTCTTCTGTTATGTCATCTTTTTTATTTATATCATACAAACTTCTTATTTGAGCTCTAAAAGCACATTTACATTTAGTTACTAATCTATATAGATTATAGGATGTTAATTTTTCCCATTGGTCTTTCCATTCATCCATCAATTCTTCATCTCTATCTTTAAAATCTATACTAGCTATTAAAAAAGATCCTGGTATAATTATTCTATCTTTTTCAGGATATAAAGCATTATAAACCTCAATAGCTTTAAATCTATCTCCTCCTTTTTCATAATCATGTAAATTATCATATCCTTTTTTAAATTTGCTAATAGTAAACATCTTAATGTTGTCTTCTGATCTATACATCTTTAATAGATCTTCTCTATCTTGATCTATTTGTTTTAATATTTTTCTAAGATCAGGATTTTCTTTCTTAACTATCATTTCTAATACTAATTCTTTTGCTTTAGCTGATATAGTTGGATTGAAATTAGATTTCTTTAAAGATAATCCTTTTAAGTCTACTTCTTTAGTAGGCAATAATACACCTTCTTGTATTCCTATTAACCCTAAATAGTTCTTTGCTCCTTTAGTAGTTTGTAATGTTGTAAAAAAGTATTCTTGTTTATAATTTATTTCTTTTCCAAATTTAGGATTTATATTAGCCATTTTAGTATATCTAACTAATCCTTCTTGTACTATTGTTGATATAGCATTTATTATAAATGACCCTGCTACATAATCCAGCATCTCTTTATTAAATCTATTTGTTACTTCTTTAAATCCTGGTATAGCTTTTAATAATTGCATATCAGCATCTAAATATATAATCAAAGAATCAGTATCTGTTATTATTATTCTATCTCTTAAGATTGTTTTAAATATAAACTCAGTAGAATCTAATCTTTCACCGTATTCATTTATATCACCTTCATACCAATAATAACCATACATAATTTCTTTAAAGTATCTATCTAATTCATCAAAATAAGGTTTTAACTTTTCAGGACCATGCATTGGATCTAAATATAAAACATCTTTTACTTGGTATTCTTTACCATTCTCTTTTAAAACTTTTTCTCCATTCATTAACTTTTCAGCTAAATCATATTCATTATTTTGCGTTTCCATTATTTTTAATATTAATTCTTTTATTTTAGGTAACTCCATAGCATTCTTAAAAGACCCAGTATAATATATCATTATTTTTTGCATTCTATTTAATTTATTTAATTTCTTTCTTAAAATACTAATTCCATAATATGTTCCATCATTATGGTCCATTAATAATTTATCTAATAATTCGTCCATACTAGGTTCTTTAAGACCTTCAAACCAAGTTTCCCAATAAGACCAATCAATATTTTTATTTATTACTTCATTTATAAAATGTAAATGTATAGATACATTATATGGACGATACTTACCAAATATATATTCTATTGTAATACCATTCATACTAACTGTTGATCTACCTCTTATTGTTACTGATCCTGCTACGTCATAATTGTAGTATTTTGATAATATATTAATCATTATACCATAATATGTATTTAAAGCTTCTTTTGTATTTTGTTGCATCAATGAATAAAATCCAACATCCATTGATTTCCCAGCACCTTTAGCTTTCTTCATATTACCTTTATAATAAGCTCTTAATTTTTTCAAGATATCAAACGATCCTACAGCTGGAGCAGTAAATATTTCATGTTTTAAAAATAAACATCCATTTTCTACTATAACATATTTTTTAAATATATCTTGTAAAAGATCTACTGTATTTCTAGTAGTAGTTTGTCCATTAACCGAATTATAAATAGTAGTATTACCAATTTTAAAATGTTTATCATATATTTCCTCTAAATAGTTTTTATTATCTATATCTGTCATTATAGACACACAATTTACCCAAGCATTTCTAAATCTACTCATATCTTCGAAGTATCGATTATCTATCATTATATTCTCCTTAATTTAAATTTATATTTTTAGTTCAAAAATTTTTTTGGGATTAAATAAGACGCCCCCAATTGGGGGCTGTAAAAAAACTTTAATAAAGGAGTAGATCAATGAAAAAAACCATAATCTCGAAATTAACAAGAAAGTATTTTTCATAAATCAAAGATAACTTCAGGAATTAAGCTATCTTTATAAAATATATGTTTATATTATTTATTCTCTTTCATTGCTTGAATATTCTTTAATCTTTCATATTCACTTCTAACTTCTTCTGAAGGTTTCTCATCTGTATATATAACTGGATAATTTTCTCTTAGTACTGTTGTTACTAAGTTATTTGCTTTATCCACTTCAAATGGGAATACTTGTTCTATATTTCTTAAAGAACCTTGATCTTTAATTTCTTTCTTTTCTGCTAGATCGTAATATACTAACCAACCCATTTCTTCATCTTCATTGAATTTAAACATTTTTTGAACATTGGGGTTCCTACTAAGAGATATATTCTCATATGCTAATTTAGCATCCGTATAAGTCTTAGCCCCCTCGATAAAATCCTGAGGTCCTTCTTCATATATTGGGACATCTACACCATTAGCGTTTTTAATGTATCCTGTTATTTGTTTTTCATCTATAGGTGCAGGTTTTACTTCTTGTCGAATAGGTTTATCGAAATCGATAGGTTCTTCTGGTTTACTTTCAGGTACAACCTGTTGTTTCATTTCTTGTACTGGATTAGATGGTATTGGTTGTTTAACTTCTCCTACAGGTTGAGACACAGGAGTAGTTAAAGGTTGAGTATACGAAGGTACCACTTGTTGAGGATAATAATTAGATTGAGCATTATTAAAGAATTGATCAACTCCTCCTCCTAACACATTTGTTAAGAAATTTCTATCAGAAGATCTATCATCTAAAGATAAAACAGGTTGTGTTCCATCTTTACCAGGTGCAGTAAGTTCTTTCCATAATTTAGCATCTTCTTTTTTAGATTTATCTAAATCACGTTCGAATCCTGCTAAAGTTTTAAATGCATCTAATTTCATCTTATAATAGTTCTGGGTAATATTACGTAATTCGGTTTCTCTTTGTCCACCCATTTTACCACTATCTACATAATAGTCTACTCTTTTCTTTATTTCTCTTAATTCTTTGTCTATATCTTGAATATTCTTTTTAATAGACTTTATATATGTTTGTATTCTTCTACCATATAAAGAAGAATTAGGATCATAATGACTAGTATATCTTTCTAATGTACCGTGGTAATTATTATCGTCCGTTAAAGCATCAACATATCGTAGTTTATGTCCAATCGAATCTTCTTCATAATTTCCTGCATTAAAGGTTATAAACATCAATTAACCTCCTTTCGTTAAAAAATAAGATGAGGGAATAAACCCCTCATCATTTAATATGGAAAGTCTTCATTCTCAGATCCTGATTCAGTCTTTCCTTTATATTGGTCTTTGTTGTTTTCATTTGAACCATATAAATTCTTTAAATATTTTCTCATATGTTCATCACGTGATAAACTAGTTCTGGCAACACATGCTTCAGCACTAAGCATGATTTCTTGTAATACTTGATATGCTTGATAATCGGCTGCCGGTTTATCTTCATTACCTCTATATACTGTTCTAGAAGTAGGTAACCATATTATTGCAGATTCTTCTTTACCATCTACATCTTTTCTAGTTACTTTAATATATCCAGAGAACTTAGATTTGAATTCATTATTTCCTTCAGGAGAAGAAATATTCATTTCTATTTTTTGTGTAGCTGATTTAATATCTCTTCCATTAGCTATTAATATAGAATCTTTCTTTACTTCTTTACCTTTCTCTATAATATCTTCTAATCTAGTTATTAATTCTTTACATGCATTATACAGCATAATAAAGTTAAATTGATTAATAGTAGCAACTACACGAGTCCCTGATGAGAACTTTCCTTCTGCATCTGCTTGTATAATTGCTATTTGTGTTGAATTATTCAATAGATTAATAACCAATCTTTTTGATTTAGATTTATCATTACTATTAAAGAATGCTTTTGAATATAATTCAGTACTCACCAATTTCTCAGCTTTGTCTTTTGTTTGTTCTGCCATTTTAATTCCTCCTAATTATTATTTATTTTTTTATCCATATATCTCTACTTGGTTCATAAATTAAACCGATTTTTGTTAATAATTCAGATAATTTCGTTCTAGCTATCATATATAATTCTTTTTTATTCTTATTGTCATATGCTACTACATCATAAATATAATTTACACAGAAGCTATCTATTTCAGCTCCCTTTACTGGATCAGTGTTTTCTATATCTGGGTAATATGTGTCTATAATTTTGTTACATGTTTCGTATAAAGCCTCTACAACAGCTTTTGGATTATCCGGATCAAGTTTTATCTTTTTTACTAATCCTACTGCTTCTCCACGTTCATTTTCTTTACTTCCTTCTATTGTAAATCCAAAAGGATATCTAATAAGATTATAATTTCTTGGATCATACATAGTCTTTATAGGAACGTATTCAGCATCTTGATCTTGTTTCTTCTCTTCTTCTTTTTTATTTTTAATTTTATTCTCAGATACTAAAGTTGATATTCCATTTTCTACTATATATTTTATTTGTGATCTAGATTTACTATTGTTAGTATACAGTATTATTTCTCCAGCTCTAACTGCTCTTGACAGTAATGGTATAACTACATCATAATCTTCTCTTAAGAAATAAACTATAGCTGAAGATAATAATCTATCTCTTATATGATTATGTATATAAAATTTATTTAAAAATGTTGAAGCTAACCAATCTATTTGTTCTTCTAAAATATCTATCATTCCATATGGATCTACTTCTTGTCCGATATTTAACATTTCTTCATCATATTTAGATCCGATAAGATGTACATATTTCGTATTATCAACACATGACATTCTTGTTGGTAAAAAATCTACATTTACTACTATCTTCTTATCCATACCTTTTGGAATAATATGAATAGCTCCTCCAAAAATATGTGGTCTTTTTAACATTGATATCCTCCTTTATTATTTTAATGATTTATCGAATTTATTATTCTTTAACCATTCCATTTCCTGCTTATAGAATTTCTCTGTATTCTCTATTTCTTCCTTTGTAAGTTCTTTTCTCATTCTTATTTTAGTGTCATTATTTACGAACTTGAAATCAAAGAATCTACCTACACCATTAATAAACAATCTTTCAATGTCGAAATTAGGTTTATTATTAGTCATATCTACAAAATATGAACTAGATAAAATTGGATTTTGTTTTGATGGGTCTTCTAATGTTTTCTGTTCTAAGACACGTACTTTAAGAAAGTTATGCATTTGATTAAATTCTTGTTCAACAGTTTTTTCTGTTAAAGAAGTTTCTATTAGATGTCTTTTTAAATGTTCCATCTTTTTTGAAGTAATCTTACGTTGTATTTTACTTTCTACTCCTGATGTAGATATTTCCATATATGAATATTTATATAAAGTAGAATATTCATGGAAGAATGTTACTACATTATAGAATACGTCTTGTTTAAATGTTAATGTTACTACACCATTATCTTTATTTACATGAATAGATGATGGCATAGATGAACATGGGATTTCTTTTAATGTAAACTCTTCTCCTTCCATATACATTAATGTCATAACATATGGTAAATTGTCATCATTATATGTATTTGGTATATCTTCTACATTTTCATCCATTTTTTCTACAGGTATTTCCTCTTCTTTAACATAGTCTGGATTATCAGTTACTATATATAATACATCTAATCCATAGATCTGTTTAAATGATCTTATATTTAATGCTGGTAATTCTATATACTTTCCTTTTTCTTCTTCTTTCTTATATACTAATGGAGAGAATGCTAAGATATCTTCCTGCCCTTCTCTATCTAAATCATTATTATGTAAAAGAATCAATGTTCTACTATGATAATCATTAGGATCTTGATTTAATACATTTAGTATAGTAAATTCTAAATCGTATTCATTATATACTATATTATTTTCGTAACTATAAATCAATGTCTTACCATTAGTTTGTATAGCAAATAAATCAAATGTACCTGGTAATACCTTAAAATCCCAATGTCCTAAATAATTAGCTATTTTAGTATTAACAGATCCTAAGAAATGTGTATTTTTGTCCATATACCAAAAATGATCTGTTGTATCATCTTCATCATACGTACTACATAAAAAAGTATCACTGTGTTTGTCTTTCATTATAGATTTGACTAGTGTAAAAGCTTTTTCTCTTTCTGTATCTTTATATAAAGTACATGTAATTCTAGATAAATCTAAAAGATCAGCTTCATTATTCATATTAACATATACATAAAATCCTATTACTGTTTTAAAAGTTGCTAATATCTCAGCTCTCTTTTTTATTTTTGTTTTAGAGTTCCATGTTTGTATCTTTTCTACATATTTATAAAAGCTTTCCCTAGTAAACTTTTTCTCTGCTAAATAATATGGATCAGGAGTTAATAAAGCTAATCCATCATTAAAATATGCTTTCATATCTAATACAATTTCGTCTGTTACTAAATTTACAGTATTACCTATTAATGTAGAAAATGCGTATCTTCTTTCCATTCCATTTTGATTATATAACATTCTGAAATTATCTACTATAGACATCTTGACATCAGATACATGTTTAATATTATGCATGTCCATAAAATCTGTTTTTAATCCCTGTACTACTGTATCAACAGGTTCAGAAACAAATATTCTGTCCTGACCTATTTGTTTAAATAAGAATTCTAAAAGTTCCCTCATATACATTATTACCTCCTTTCTAATCTATTAATTCTGCATGTATTTTACAATATTGTGATGCAGGTTCATTTATTTTTATTTCAGGGATTTCATTAGTTTTAGGTATTCTCCATACTCTATTATTACTTAATACTAAATAATGATTTATTTCAGTCTCATGTCTTATTATTGTGGTACGTACTTTACCGTGGAAAATCGGTATAATATTTATTGAATCTTCTTTTTTTGTATAGGTCGCCACAATTCTTTCAGTTTTACAATCTTTTTTCCATTCAACTGTTTCATAAATAATCGTATAAAAGATATATATAGCGTACCCACTTAATGTTATAAGTAAAAATATACATATACCTACTATTATATTTTGTATTATATCAAATAAACGATCAGACATTTTTATTTCCTCCCTTCAATAAAATATAGAACTACCCCCGAAGGGGTAGTTAGTAATTACTTTTTAAGTGCTTTAATTCTTGATTCATTAAATTCAGCAGCTGCTTTACCTGGTTGTTTAAATTTGATTGAGTGTTTATCTTCTGTATTTTTAAAGTAAGTTTCCCCAGTTCTAGGGTTAGTCATCTTTTTGTTTTCTTGACCAGGTCTTAAAGCTGATTTGAATGTTCCTAAATGTGGAACAACTATTGAAGGCTTAGCTCCTCCTTTTACTAAAGTTTCATTGATAACTTTATTTGTAGCATCTAAAACTGACTCAGCCATTGGTCTAGTTATTTCTGTATTGTGCTTATAAACTTCTTTTCCTAATTTTGTAGCTTTTTCACTAACTGCTGTTAAAAATGTTTTTTTGTCCATTATTTTTTCCTCCTAAAAATTTAATTAAATTGTTTGTTTATTGTTTTAACGAAAAAAAGGTAATTTTAGCCCATTTTTGTTATCATCTCAGTAGTCTCATCTAAAAATTGGTTGATATCATAACCACTTTTAGCGAAACTACTTTTTTCAAGTATTAATTTGAAGACTTCTCTGCCTTCATACAACATTAAAAAACCAGCTGCATCATAAGGTGATGCTTGAGCCACAATTTCTAATTGTTTCACGTATTCTCTAATAGATCTAGATTGTACAAGTGCTGCTATATCTGGATCTTGTAATAAATCCATTGTTGATAAAATTGATAATCTATTACCTGAATTATTAAATACGTAGTTACTGATTTTTGTTGTAGAAATTATAAATTTTAAAATTTTTATAACTTCACTTCCCATTTTATTCTCCTTTCCATTTATATTATATACAATTTAATATTTATTAAAGAATCTATTTAGCCTTTTAATATTTTCATCATTTTCATCTATTGTTGGAGTATTATTATTAGCTCTTAATACTTGTCCTGCTAAGTTATTGTTAGCACTCTCATTAACTTTCTCCACTATAGGAGGTGCAAAGTTATCATTATTTATTTTTCTATTATTAACTGCATCTTTCAACAAAGTATTTTCTGTAGACAATTTATTCTTTTCAAAGTTAAGCTTCTTAATGACTTCTTTTAATTCATTATTTTCTCTTCTTAATTCTTCATCATTAGAATTATTAGACATATTATCTAATTGACTTCTTAAATGATCTACTTCTTGTCTTAACTTAGATTCATTTTCCATTCTAGTGTCTAATTCAGTTCTTAAATTAGTTATTTCACCTTCTAATACACCTATCTGTGCTACATCGTCCTCAGACTTGTTATTTGCCTCATCAGACAATTCTTTAATTGTACCTTGTAGATTCTCTATTAAAGATTCTTTCTCCTCCAGATCGTTCTCTAAATCGTTTATTTGCTCTGTTAATGATGCAATGTTGTTCTGTAATTCTAAAACTTCCACTTCATCATATAGAGGTTCTTTATTTTTTTGTTCTAATTTTTCTTCTAATGAATTAAATCTATTATTGATTAATTCTTCAATATGTTTAAGATCTACTTTATTATTGAATTTATCTAAAGTATCTTCAAGAACTTTTTTTATCGATGGATAATAGGATTCGAGACTGATTGTACCTTCCATTACCTTTGGTTCTTCAGGTCCTTCTTCTTCATCATAATCATCTTCTGGGTATATTGCTTCTTCAATTGTTTCTAAATCAATTTGACCATCTTCGAATGGTAAAAATAAAGGAAAGTATATCTCGCTATTATTAGGATCTACTAATCCTATTTCATTTATTAACTCATCTACGGTTTCATCAGAACTATCATCCATGACCCCTAATTTTAATAATATTACTGGAAAGTATCTAACAAATAAAGCTACGTATTTCTCTTCAGATACTTCAACTGGTATTAGTCCCATTTCAGTTTCTTTTTGTATTGCATCTTTAGCTGTTATAAAATCATGATAAAAAGAATGTATAGAATTAATTAATCCTGGTTTTTTTTCTAACCAGTAGTCTATTCTTTCTCTATTAACATCTATAGCATTTTTTAATATATTAGTTAATAGTGGTATGTTGAAAGTGTACTTATTTACTAATGCCCATTGATAATCTGGGTAATGTGTTAAATGTTGATTTAAATCATTTATTGAATCAGCATCATAAAGATTAAAAATATTATATAAGTCTACAAATGGGTATACTGGGTTATTGTCCATTTATTCATCTTCCTTTCTATATATAAGTTAAAAATAAGGTTTTGTTAATTTTTAATACTTGTATATAATATATATGGTAAAATCCATATAATCAAGGATTTTATTAAACATTATATCAATATACTCGTAAAGGAGGTGAGAAAAAAACATGTTTAATCTTTACAGAACTCCAGTAGAAACTTTAAAAGAAGTTTATCTGGAGAGTGGAAACGAATTTGCTTTAAGAAAGTTAATCGAGAAAGGTGGTTATTTAGTATTATTAGACCTAGATACTAAAGGACTGAAAATCTTATCACGTATGATTTTCGTAGAGCAGAAACCTGAACTCTTGTTCGCTATCCCAGAAGTCCGCAAGCTGAAATGGCTATTCAATTATGTTCTAGAAGAATATAGTGAATATCCTAATACAGATTCCCCTGATATAGAAGATTTGTCAGAAGGCCTGTTAAAAGCTGTAGGAGAATTTAATTGGGAGAGTGGAAGAGTTCTAAGTAAAACATTGGTCGAAGAAAGATATAATTTTTTAATAAAATTATTAAAGACTGAGACTCAGAAGCCTAATTTCAGACATGAGGATGAAAATGATTTATTTAGGAATATTGTACAAAATAAATTCATTTCATTAGAAGTTTTATTTGATAAGCTTTTACCAAGTGTCCCAGAATTAGGTAGATATATTATTCAATTGGCTCCATATAAATTAGTAGGACAGAATGATATCTTTCATATTATAGATACAATAGGTAAAGTAAAAGATATATTGTGTGATATAAAAGAAAGAAATGAAACTTGTCCTGATCCTGAGAAGGAAGTAAAAAACGGTATTGATTTAATGTTGGAAGAGCCAATTACAAGAGATCTGTTATTTGGTTTATTTGTTTCGGTAAATAAAATATCTCGACAAATAATTTATTACAGATTAGAAGAATTTAAAACGTTCTTTGAAAGATTTACATTAATGATTAAAGATGTTAAAGAAACGGTTGATTTCTATATTGAGAATACTAATGAGCAAGAAGGTCTATTCCCATTAGGTACTATTAATGATGAGATCAGTAATGAGTCTTTAGAAGGTCTAGCTTATTGTCTATACCATGGAAGTACAATAGCTAGTTATAATATTGCTAAAGACGATAGATTTTTAATGTCTGCAATCGATGATGTAGCCGTTGCTATGGGATTATACATCTATATGAATATTTTACCAGAGAATTGGCTAACATCAGATGAGTATTATCAATTACTACTATCTCAAGAAGGTCACAATTATGCTCCAGAGACGTCAGAGCTAAATGTTGACGAGTTAGTAGAAGGTCTATTTTAAACTATTTTCGAAAATGGTTTAAGGCATTTATTATTGTATATAATATAAATGTATTAAACAAAAATATTAAAAAAATCTAGGAGGAAATGTCATGGGAAAAAATTATGGAAAGAAACCAGAAAATAACAATTTAGGAGGAAAAGAAATGAATGACAGAAATTATACAGAAATAAGCGACGGTAGTAATGAAGCATTAGACTTCGATAAAGAAGTTGCAGCAGGTAACGCAGTAGAAATAGAGGAAGGAGAAGAAATAGTAATGGCAAATGATCCAACGGCTTTAGGACAACAAAAAGGTCCTGATTTCTCTAATATTGGAGAAGCACCAAAAGCAGAAAATAATTATGGACAACCTTATTTTGATACAAATCAAGGATATGTTCCTAATGTATCAGAAGTGGCTAAGTTCTTAACAAATCAGCCTGTATACGAATTAACAATAGGAGTAAATAAAGATGAATTGTTAACATTCGCTAATAATTCTTTGAATATTCCTAAAAGAATCGGATACAGAGAAGCAAGAGAAGCTGAATTTCTGGATCTTATGAAAGGTGTAGATATTACAGATTTCCAAAATGCTAAAAGAACTTATTATCCTTCAACACAAGCAGCTAATATAGCTGGAGAAGGTGTTAAATCTATTATCACTATACAAATAGATGATACTACATTATCTCAAGGTAATGGTGATATCAGAAACGTTGTAGATTTAGCAAGACAAACATCTATTTTTGAAATCCAAAGAATACTTAAGCATTTAGATACATCGAACTTGTTCGATCCACATATTACAGTTCCACATAAGAAATACGAACAAGCACACGTTACTGAAATATTCGTAAATACTTCGGTAGTATTGTTAAGCTTCTTAGGATTGTCTCTAGAGTTCATCAGTAATAAATACACTTTTACTGTTAAAGAAACACCAGAGCAATTCTTAGTACACTTACAAAAAATCTAATAAAATAATACTGGGCCCCATTGGGGCTCTTTATTTTACCCACTAAAAAAGATGAGGAGGCGACATGGAATAAATGTTTGTTAATAATATGAAATTTAACGATTTAATAGATGAAGCATTAAAAGAATGTAATGAAAATACATTCATTCCGTCATTTAGATTAGCAAAATTATTACAGAAGCAGCATAAACATATAATGAGAGACATTCGAGAGGAATTAGACAGAAAAGATCTTCAAAACGTCAATACGTCCGAAATGTTTAAATTAACTATAGGCGAAAATGATAATAAAAGAGTAGTACCTTATTATGAAATCTCTTATGATGGTGTTTTACATTTAGCTGGGAGATATAGTAGATATAGCTATAATATAAGAAAAGACATGATAAACGAACATAAAAGACTGAATCTATTGTATAAGAAACATATGTAACGATATGGTACATTTTTGTACCATATCGAAAAATAAATAAGGAGGAAATATGTCGAATATTCATGAAATAATAAAATATAACGAAGAAAAAACAATAACAAAAGAACAAACCGAAAAAGATCTAAGAACATCTGTTCAATTACAAGAAGTTTTTGAGAAGAATTTCTTCACAACAGGATTATTTGAGATATCTAATGAAGAATTATCTGAAATAACAGGAAAAGAGATTAAACAAATAAATCGAGATATTCAAGCAGAATTTGGAATAATTGATCTTAGAAGTCATGCGATGTTATTTACGCCAGAAGGTCATAATGCTGATATGATGATGCTAGGTATAGAATGGTTGAAAGATGGAATAAGAGTAGAAAAAGTACTAAGTCAAAAAGGAAAAGAAAGACCTATCATATATTTATCAGGACTAGCTTTAACTCAATTGATCTCTAGATGGGATCCTATGATTAGATTTATAATAAATGTTACTATCCATGTGCTTCAAAATCAACTTGTTAGAAATAACATTCGTGTAACTAATATGGTAGATTTTTCTAATGAGTTGACAACAGTATGCATGTTAGCTTATCAATTAGAAAATATGTATGAATATAATGGTGGTACATCTAAGTATCCACATATAAGAGAAAATTATGAAGAAATAGCTCAGAAAATATTTGATTTAAGACAAGAAGCATTAAATCTTAAATCAAAAAGAGAAAAGGCTTACCCTAGGTTGTTAGAGATAGCAGATGAAATAAGAAGAATCGATAAAGAAAATCAAGATTATATTAGTAAAAATGAAAAATTAAGAGAAATGAAGTAATATAATTCGATACATATATTTATAGATGTATTATTTAGTATAATAAACAAGCATACCAATTGGTATGGAAGTCTATATAAAATAGGAGGAATTAAAATGAAAAAATTTAAAATTAAAGGAAAATTTGATGTAGACAGAAATTTAGGAGTAACATTTGAAGAATTTGAAAAATCTTTAAAGGAAGAAAGACTAAAACAATCTTTAAAGTTTAAATATCTATATGGAGAAATAAATCCTCATTTAGAAGGAAGAAACCTGGAAGGTTTATGCTCTATTCAAAGCAAAGACTTTCTCATACATAACGTAAAAACAAATAAAAAAGATCAAAGTTTTGAAATAGTTATTGTGGCTGCTGGTGCATGGGCGTTTGATATGCTTAATACAGTATACCAAAATGCTAATTATGAAATATCTGCCAGTATAAGAAGTATAGTAGACCCTAAAGAAAAAACTATGCAAACTGTTACATTTGATGTAATTATTAAAGAATTAGAAAAACCTGATATGGATAGACAGTTAGAAATACTAACAGAGCAAGTCAACGAAATCAGTGAAAAATTAAAAGAAAATGATAAAATCATCAAAGATCTAGAAAATAAAAATAAAAAGTTGAAGGAACTATTGAAAAATGAACAAGGAGAAATAAATCGTTTAGAAAAACTTATTAAAGAAAATAAAAAGTTAGAAGAAAAGATACTGAACGATTTACATGAATAATATAAATCAAAGTATGAAAAAAAAAATAAAATCTAAAAAAAAAATATAATGGAGGTAATAAAATGAGTTATCATAACATAACAACAAATCAAAATCAAGACCACAGAGATGGTGCAATGAGTCCTAGAACTACAAATGTGACTATGGGAATAAATGGAGCTAATGGAGTACAAGGAACTAATCCTAGACCAACAGGAGAAAAACCAGTTCATCCTGGTATAAAAGAAAATGTACCAGTATTAAATAAAGAAATAGTAACACATCAGAATATTTTAAAGGATGGGGAAATTGAAAAAAATAGTATTGTGATGGAATCAGAAAATATATCAATACCTAAATATAGAGATCCGTGGGGAGATGTATCAATTAACAATCCTTCTACAAATAACATAATACCACCTCAACCTCAGCCTATGCCTATAAACGCATCACAATTAAATGACACGAACAACAGAACTTTAGCACAAATCTTCTTTAATCCTTTAAATATGACTATGCCTGAAGAATTACAAGAAAGCGTAGATATAACATCTACTACTAAATACACTATTGATAATTTGGAATTAACATTATTAGGAACATTCGATATCGTTAAGAAAAATTTAAGAGCAATAATAAAATTCCCTTTAGATGAAAATATTATTGTAGCAGTAGATCAACATATTAAAAATATCTACTTTTTAAATAAAGATGGTATATTAGATAAATACCCATTATATGGCATGGATTTTAGTACATTAACACTATTTTTAAGAAAAATATTTGATATTGGTAACGTATATGTACATCAAGATTTTAATGCAATAATTCACCGTATTGTCATGGGAAGACAGAATAGAACACGTTATGCTGTATATGAAGATGAATTACCTAAAACAGAAGATTCAAAAATAGCAGAATTATTAGCAAAAAATAAATAATTAAACATAACGGTATAAAACTTAAACAGGGTACTTGTACCCGGAAAGAGAGAAAATTATGAAAAAAGTAATATTAGTAATATTAATCTTAACATTAGGCACGTTGGTGCTAGGCGAAGATGCGAGTTTTTATGGAGGTAAGTTACATGGAAGTATGACAGCATCAGGAGAAAGATTTAATCAACACGAATTTACGGCTGCACATAAACAATTACCTCTTAATAGTATCGTAGATGTAACAAATCCTAAAAATGGTAAAACTGTCAGAGTCAGAATAAATGACAGAGGACCATACGTAAAAGGTAGGTCAATTGATCTATCAGCAGCAGCATTTGCGGCTATAGAAAACCCTAAGAGAGGGGTTATCAAAGATATCATCATAAATGTAGTCTCACTTGGAGATAATAAACGGAACTATACTCGTTCTGAAACTACAAAAAAGAAAAAATCTTCTAAAGTCACTCGGACAAAAAAGAACAAAAGTACTAAAAAGAAATCTAAGAAAAAATGATATATCCCCCTGTATGGGGGATATTTTTCAAACCGTTAAATTAACCAAAAATAAAAAATTCTAGGAGGAAATAACTATGATTAAATCAGTTAAAATGGTATTCAACAAATTAGAGGATGTATTAGAAGTAGACTCATCTTTAGGAGAAATCTCTTTTAAGTATAATTTAGGAGATGTAAAAATATACGGAGAAAATGGTGAAGCAATCGTATCAGAAAATGTCACGGTAAATTCTGAAAACCCATTACCAGAATTACCTCTAGATAGTAATGAATCATCTATAAATTTATTAAAACTTTTAGTAATCAAGATGTTAAAATCTAAATATAATTTCTTTGTCACTCAAGAATCTCCATTCATTGAAATATCTGAAGAAGATAACGAAAGATATTTAGATATAGTAGGAAGACTAAATAGAATAACTGTACAGGATACTATTGTTAGAGATTATCTTAATACTTTGTATAAAGAAATTACTAAGATTGACCCAGATACAGCTTCTAAAACTACTACACAAAAAGTCTTTCATAAAGAAAAAGATCTTATATTTATTAATGTAAGCTGTAAAGATGAAGATCATTCTGTGTCTATGGGTACTTTACATATGTTATCAGAAAATGAAAATAACCCTGTTACTAATTGTATTATACAACCATTAAGAGTGTTTGATTTAAATTTAATACGTCATGATATTTATAAAGTATTCGATATAGAAAAAGAAATTAGTTATAAATTTGACGAAAAACCCATGATAGAATTTATGAATAATATTATTAATAAAATTATGAGCTGCAGCTATATTAAAAGAAATATTATATCTGACCTTCCTAAAGACGTATTTAAAACACAAACAATTGGAACATTATTATTCGAATTAAAAGATAACAAATTACACTTAGTAACTGAAACCGACTCCTTATACGGTAAGGATTACTTTAAAGCACCAATCAAATTAAAAATAAATGAAAATGATTTTGGTATTACTGATATAAGTATTCCTACTGTATCAATGGGATTACCTACAATGATATATGATGTAGAATATAATAACGATCAATATAAAATAGTATTTAAGACTGGTACTATCGATATGTTGAAAGAATTATGTACAGAGGAATTTATTGATGTGTATAATAGATTAACTTTATTAGAAACATTCAAAGAAAAGTTATTATCTGAAGATGGTAGAGATATGATTACAGATGGATTTTTATCAGTTGCTTTAAAATATGGTTGGACTCAAGATTCAGATATTAAACAACCTTCAGTTACATTTTTACCAATAAAAAATTCTGAAGATCTACATATATTAATTAAGTATTTACTTGTAGATTGGGATACTAATAAACAAGAGAAAATTGAAAAAGAATTATTAGTAGAAAAAGGAATGGTATTTAAGAAAGTAAATGATAAATTACAATTTAATTCTGTTGAAAGGGTTCATATGAATTATTTAACATTCTTCGGAAGAATTGAAAGATTGTCTGAATTATATAAAACAATAACTAAGACATCTCCTTATGAAAAACTTCTTATTGAATTATAATTGTATATAATATATACGATAATGAAAATTGGAGGTAATAAAAATGAAAAAAGAAAAGAAACATGATCGTAAGTACATTAAAACCTATAACGGTCAACCGTTTATAGAGATCACGAGTCCATATGACTTTATGAGAACCAATATGAGAGATGAGGATATTGCTCATGCAATTCACGTATGGTTTAAAGTCAATGGAGATTTACAAGAATTCTATAATTGGTATGATGGTAGAATATTTCATAAACGGGAGAACTTCTATTCTACTACATTAAGAAATTATATGAGATTAGAACCAATGGAGAAAATAAGACAGTTTGCTGATACATTTGAAGTATTCAAAAAGAAATTTCGAGAATATGACAAATTAAGAATGAAGCCACTTGTGTTATTTTGGTTCAGATGTGGAATGCATCATCCAGATGGAATCATTCCTTGGAAAGAATGGAAAGGTGAATGGTTAGATGCTGGATACATTCCAAAACGTGTGGGTCATAATATGAAAATGATTCACAAAAGAAGACTTACTACAGATCTGGAATTCTATGATTATGAAGATGACCGTGTAGTATTATGGAAAGGAGAAAACTATGAATCAAGAGGACATAAGTGTGATAACAACCAAGAAGATAACTCGTGATTTCATGGAATATGAGACGGCTCGTTTAGGGCCGTTTCTTGATTTATTTTTTCATCGAAATCCAGAAATAATAACAAATTTTGAAGGTGAAATGACTGATGAACATCGTATGGAGTTCTTAAAGATACTTATAGATAAATCTAATAAAAAAGATTATTATGAGTTATCTTTATTATTATCAATACCTGGAGAATTCGGTCATCATGATATTATATATCCTGTATATAAAGGTATATTTTATCCAAATATGAGATCAATGGCTAAAACAATAAAAGGAATAAAGAAAAGTATAAAAAAATTATATTATAAAATGATTTTTGTATTGTTATCTTATAGATCTAAAGATGAATTTAATATCGTTTGTGATTTTGCTGCAGATCTATTTAAAAGTCTTTTTGATTTAACCTTAAAGATGGCTGATTTGTTACCATCTATTATTATATATACCAAACAAAAAGGAGATGATTAATTAATGTTTAAAACAGAAATGGATCTAACAAATACGTTAGATCCTTTTAAATTAAAATTAGAAATGGGTAATAGACTTTTTTTTAGTTTACCTAATATAGAAATTAGTGTAGACGATGGTGGAGAAAAATCTAAATATACTATAGAAGATGTAAACGATTCATTCGAACTCTCTAAAGCATATCCAGCATTCTTAGAGAAATTTATTTTTTCTAATGATCAAAATCATAGAAATAATTTTTTTAATGAACATACTTTAGAAAGAGATATTGCTGCAGGTATATTAATAGTAACACCTGAATTAAATGTTATAAATAATTATTGTAGAAAATTACGTAATTTTGATAAAGAAACTTCTCAATTCAATAAATTAGTACAAGCATTATATAAATATGCTACTACTAAAAAGATAGTCATTGATACACAAGCTATATGTTTTAAAAAAGAAGATACTAATGTTATAATAGAATTTAATAAACCATTTGAACCTAATGTAACTGCTATTAAACATAAAATAGGAGACACTAAAGCATCTGCATTTAGTAATGATATAACAGTAGAAGATGATATATCATTATATTTAGCAGGTATAGATTATGAGAAATTAGAACAAGAAATCAAAACTTTATTTGGTGACACAATTACTTCTGAAAAACCTGATCTCTCTCATATACAAAGTGATTTATCTGATATGCAGAAATTAATACAATCATTTCTTACTTTAGAGATTTCTTCTGATAGATCAGTTAAAAGTGCAGCATCTTTTAGATTCTCTTTTGATAATGGAGTATTATTAAATTTATCTGAAGATGAAACTTTAGAATTAGGTAGAGAATTTGGTCAATTAATATTAATTAATAAAAGAACAAATGTTGAAACTAGATTACCATTAAGTAGAGCTAGAAGTATTAATAGACCTAATATAGTAGAATCTATTATAGCTATGAGAGCTTTATATTTATTATTTGTAGATGGGTCTGTTACATTATTAGATATATTCCATAAAGCTATATTGTCTAAAGATAAAGATGCTAAGATAGGAACATTTACATTTAGGTTAAATGAACAATTAAATCCAGAAATAGTGTATACTACAGATACATTAGAATTTATTATTCTTAGTGATAAAATGTTAAAATTAACAATTAATAATAAAGAAAATCATGAGTTTAAAGATAGCTTATATTTCACTGTAGATCAAATAAAAGATATAGTAGATACATTAGCTAAAAAGATAGGTGCTGAAATCGTATTAGATGATTTCTTAAATTATTTAAAAGTATTGGAAGACTCTTTAAAAACTTTAAAAAGATATAGTAATTAATATACTGCCCGCAATGGGCAGTTATTTTTTTACCCGAACTACGAAAATATTAATGAGAAAGGAGGTTATGAGAATGGATTTACAAGCTTTAATGAATTTCTTGAAAGAAAATGGTATTGTGGTTAATGTTCTGTTCGTAAAATTAGCTGGTCATTTCGTTGTTGTTTTATTATCTCATACTGCAGCTAAAATATATTTAAGGAAAAGATTTTCTCCGATTTCTAAATTTTTCGCAGCGGTTACCATATCTACTGCTTTCGTTGCTATATTAGCTGAATTATTACCTGTAGGAAGGAACTGGTTTATATTAAGTTTTTTCATTGGCTTGATGACTGATGTACTTCCCGAACGATTATTACGATTTTTAAATAATACTAAAACTGTAGACGCTGTTATAGAAAATGCCTCTAATGAAGTAGCTAAGAAATATAAAGGAGCCTCGGATTTTGTTAAGGCTGTATTACCAAATACAAAAAATGAAGATACTGGGACGGTAGTCAAACAAGACATCGAAGACAAGAAAGAAGCACCTGAGAATAAAGAAGACACAAAAAAAGAGGAGGTGGCTACATCTGATGAACAACCAACAAACGAAATCGAACAACGTATCAAAAGAGAACATCGATTCAAAAGACACTAATAAGGAGGTATTATACCAGTATAGAAAGAAACAAATTAAAACATTGATTTTCTTAGGAGTATTGATAGCAACAACAATACTTGGTTTCCGAAATAGTAATAAGACATCAGACATAATGTCCACACCTTTGTCTTACTATTTACAACAAAATAACCATTCTATAAATGCCACAGTTGCTAGTAAAGCTAAAATAGTACTAATTATATTCTGTGTAGTGCTTATGCTAGTTTTGTATATTTGTTATTTAGATTCAGAAGCTTTTAAATTACCTTTTAAAGTAAAGAAAGAAAAAGATCAAAGGTATTCCAAAGTAATGTCTAAATTAACATCGTTTGGAACAATAATTTTGGTTATTATATTATTCGTATTATTTAATCTTTTATTTTATCAAAAAGATTTAGAAAAATTTATAGCTAATCAAAAGACACCTACAGAACAAGCAGGATTACCTGAAAGTAAAATAGAATATAGAGGACCGGATCTACAGAATCCTGATGATCCGCCCTTTCCCTTTAGTCCACACCAAACAGTTGCTGGAATGGCAAGAGAAGCGAGATTAAGTGTAGAACGTTTACAACTATATTCATTGATGTGGACGGTATATAAAAATGATGAACCATTAAAAAGTAAATTCCCAAATGCTAAGGAGAGATTTTATGAGTTAGAGAAACATCATTATCGTATCGTATGTAAAGAAAAGATGTCATGTGTAAATTTTATTAATCGTGTAGCACCCATCAATAGATCTTTAATAACATTGAAGGTAGTTATACTAAAAGAAGCATTATCATTAAATGTAGCTAAAGAATATTTTAATAATAGTCCTAATATAGATGTATTAAATAAAGAACCTTTAGTTAGAATGAGAGATGCTGTACAAGTATGGGCGAATGAAACTGAAAGAAAAGGAATGGAAGAAAAGTCTGTAGAGATACCAATGATATTATATCATTTGAATATTGAACCGACAGCCGAAAACTTAGCTCTTTTTGAATTATATGTTAAAATATTAGATGAAACTCCACTTAATCCTAAAATAAGTATAGGATTTTTAAAACAGGCTATAGATACAGACCCTAATTTAAGAATACCTATACCAAGAAATGAAATTGAATTAAAACGTTTGAGACATATATAATAATCCCCCCAAATGGGGGGACTTTATTTTAACGACTTATATAGTCAAAATAATATTCTGGATATATTATATATCTTTTTTTATCTTTTATATGTTGTTTTAATTCTTTAAAATATTTATGAAAATTATTTATTTCTTCTTTACCATTTAATTCTATTACATGGTATTTTGTTTTATCTACTAAAGCTTTAAATTTATATGCATCATCTTTTCTTCTTTCCACCATAGAAGGATGATTATTTTTATCTTTTCCACCATCTTTAATAGATATTACACAATCATATTTAGGTAAAAAGAAATCCGATATGTGTAATCTTTTATTTCCTTTATCATCTATCCATGTTATCTCTGGACCAGGTGCTTGTAAATCATCACTACTCCATACTAAAGGAGAAAGATTCTTAAGGAATAGTTCTTCATATGATCCTACTACAGTAAATTCTTTACCTTTAAATTCTACTACTTTACTTATACGTCTATTAGCTAACATTTTCTTTTGGTATTCAGGATCAGCAGCATAATTAAACATTCCATCTTTTTTAGTAGCATTTTCTATAAATTGTTTTCTCATAACTTCATTACATGAATTACCTTTATTTTTAAAGTATGTTCTAATAGTACGTAAAGGATCTATAAATAATCTTTTAATTGATAAAGGTTCACATAATATTTCGTATCTTTGTTTTTTAGCATTCCATTTAGTAGGTGCTCCACATATTTGACATTTACCTTTACCATTTCTATCATCATAAAGAAAGTGAGCGACGTCACCATTATACTCTTTAGGTATTTTATTTTTATAATTTTTCTCTACATATTTTATTAGATCAGGTATCTTTTTAAATTTAACATTATCGAATGGACAATTATATTGTCTAGCCATAATATTCATCTCCTTTTTCAACAGTATAAAAAAACCTCCCCCAAATGGGGAGGAAAAATCTTAAAATAATTTACGTCCTATAAATAAAAGAAAGGGAATATTTATAGGAGTGTGGTAATAACGAGATTACACAAACAAATTAAAATCAATAAATTTAGAGGGAATTTACCTAAATTTATAAAGGTATTGTTTAAACAATTATCTTTTCTCGTATAGAATATAAAATCTTTACTTGTCTTTTAATTGATAATAAAGCTGTATAAAGTTCTTTTTTGTCTGTACATAATCTACCATCAAATAATATTATACCTTTATCAAATTCATTATTAATAACTGCAGCTGAATTAATAACATATCCAAAATTTATACAATAACTATAAGGTGCATGTGGTAATTCACTATGTCCATAATTCATATATTCTAAATATCTTTTACTAGCATATGTTATAACTTCTACTATTTCTCCTACTGGTTTCTCATAATCAAATTTAATGACATAAGCATGATTTCTATCAGCTGTACATTCCTTTACTTTAAATCTTGTACCTATTGGTAAAATGTGTCTTTCGCCTGTAATTGTTTCAGTTGCTTCTAAGGGTCTATCAGCTATCATCCATTCATTTATTTGTGGTTTTATAGGATCTTCTTGATTAGTTAGTCCTAAATAATTTCTAATCTTATTATTTAATTTAAATATTAACGTTAAATTAGGAGTAATAATAGGATCTTCTATATCTAGATGTCTAGATAAATCAAATTCTTGGATTTCTTCTTTTTCTATATTAATATTATTACCATCTAATGATTTCTGTAAAGAATTATTTTTTTGTCTTAAGAAATTTAGATAATGTCTGATAGATACATTCATAGCATTCTTATTAGAAGAAACTCTACTAACATCGTATACCTTTTCATAATATGGCATTATATCTTCAAAAGACATATATTTTTTAGGAATCATATTGTCATAGAATATATAGAAATATGTCTCAGGAGGCATATGCTCATGTAATCCTTTTACTACATTAAAAGATATACTATCACTACTTTCTAATAATACAAATCCAAATGCTGGTATTGGTTTATTAGGTATATAATCAGTATCTACAAAATCTACTAGATCATATAAATATAAAGCATTAAATCCTTTTTGAATAGCAGTTCTATATGCAGTATATGTAACACAAATAACAGTAATCATAGATGGAGATACAGCTCCACTTGCACCACTATGCATTTCTAAAAACATATCTAACATTTCTTCAAAATTGTAATATATAGGTAGATTTATTTTTCTTAAATATTCTTTGTTATCAGTCTCATAAAAATTATGAGTCATTATTTCTCTTAATGATTTTAACATTTTAACCTGTCCTTTCTGTCTATTTTTAAACCTTCAATATTATTTAGTAAGTTTAATCAATTGGAGGATAACATGGATTTTAATAATATTGCCAGTATGAATTTCAGTTCATATTTTGAATGTGTAATACAAGAAGATAGTCATATTCAACAACCATTTTTCATGGTTACTATACCATCTCTATTTCCTAATGTAGAAAATGCTTTAACACCTACGAAGAATACTAAACCTATTGATCCTAATAGGTCTATAAATAAATCTAATCAATTACAGAATACTAATTTAGTAACTACGACAATAATTAAAGCAGCTAATCATACAGATTATACATTTCAGTTAAAAGGAGATTCCTTTAAAGATGAGATGGATTCTACAGATGGTATAACAGAACCTGAACAAGTAATTGAAGGTAAAATGAGTGATTTTAAAACACATAAACATGAAATAAAGAAACCAATGACTTTGAATAACTATATATATAAGAACTTAAATAATGTTACAGTACCTAAAAATAGTAAAGCTTATGGTTTTTTCTTGAACGGAACCTATGATACTACATCATTCGTAGTAGTACGAATACAGGGTGCTGTTCCATTAAATCAAGATGAAGCAATGAAAGTACAATATAATAAATAAAGGAGGTAATATATGGCTGAATTTAGTTTTTCAGATAACGCTAAGGATCTAGTAGATATTAGAGATTATATTGCTTATTATAAAGGTAAGAATTTAGCTTATTATAATGGATTTATGGACGTAGATTATAATTTTCATATAATAGATCTATTTGATAATTTCTTTACTATAAATGATGAAGAAAATATAGAAGTATTCTTAATAGATTCCTTTGATAAAGCTGATTTTCAATACAACCCGAAGGGTTTAAGTAATTATTTATATGGTACTCCTGATCTATGGCCAATAATATTAAGATGTAATGAAGCAGATCATCCAGGAGAACTCGAATTAACTAATGGTAGAGTTAAAGTACCTAAAGCACCAGCATTAGATAAATTTTTATCTACTGTTTATGCAGCTAGATCAACATATTTTCAAAAAAGAGGCCATCGTTGGTAAAAATATAGTCCCCCCATTTGGGGGGATAAACAGCTGCCCCCGAGTGGGGCAGTGTTGTAGAAGGAAAAAAAATGTAAAAAACCAGTTACCTGCCGACTTAGGGGTGATCGACAAGCTTATAAATATGTCCTGAGTAACATATTTATAATTAAAAAGTTCTGTTACCATTTATTAGTAGTTTCATTACTTTTACTATGTCCATAACCAGTACTAAATCCTAAATCATCGTTAGCGAAAGAAGTTTCTCCTGCATTATTAGTTTCGTATTCAAATTGGTTACGTATAGCTAAAGATAAATATACAATTCCATATAATTCTCTATTTAAATCTGGTTTAAAATCTACAATAAAGAAATCTTCCATATTTTTTAAATAATATTCATACTCTTTATTATCTTTAGGTATAACAGCAGTCTCTTGATTTTTTTCTTCTGTATCTATAGGCTTTCTTAAAGGAGATTTTTCTTGTATAGTTTCTAATGTATATCCTGGATTTTGATATAATTGGAAATTAAATAAATCAGAGTATTTATAATTCTTCTTTTTAGCCCAATTAACTAAAGCTTGTAAATATTTATTATTATCTAAATCTAAAAAGGGTTCTAAAGATATCTTCTTAGTAGTAACAGTTCCAGAAGGGTGAGTTATAAGATCCTCTTTAGACCAATTAAATTTCATTTCTGATATAGCATGTCTTTCTTTAAATACTCTTTCTATTTCAATAAATCTTTCATTAATAGAACCAGCAGCTTCCTCTATATTTATGTCTCTCCATTTTTCCGTTATCTCTGTTTCATTATCATCTAAAACTATTCTATCTCCATATGCAGAGAAAGATAAAAACATTGGTACCATTACATCTATTTCGAAATCTCTTTCGATAGTATAAGCTTCTGGAACCATAATACCTTCTTCACCCCATGGTTCAGGATTAGTCATACCAGATGTCTTAATAAAGCTTTTAACAGGATATCTTAAGAAATAATAGAATTTACCATCATAACCTGACATACCATAATAAACATTAACGAAAGAATTTAAATTTAGAAATCTTAACATTTGATGATGATTAAATCCTTCTAAATTAAATCTTTTAATTAACATATTTAATACTTGTGTAGGTATTTGGAAATCTACATATTGTCTAAAGTCATATACTTGTTCATTAGGTTGTCTAACAGTATGCCAATAGTGTGCTATATTATTCATTTTAGGTCTAGACACTTCTACTATACCAGCATGACAATTTATATGTACACTTTTAAAAGCGATTCTTATATCTAAATTATTTTTACTATCTTTATCATCTTCAAAAGCCATTACTCTAAATTGTGCTCCTTTAGGTAAATAATTAGCTGATTCTCTAGCTGAGAACGAATAACCAGCACCGTAAGATGGATGTTCATGTAAATGATCTACATTAAATTGTAAATTCAAAACAGGCTTTCTAGCTTGACCTAATATACCAGATGTCCAAAAGAATCCTTTATCACCCATTAATTGTGTGTCTACAAATTCATGTTTAAATTCTACTATATCTTTTAAATCGTTCTTTATCCATTTTCTAATATTATCAAATACAGTACCGAACGTTACTGATAGATCTCTTGGTATCCAATAAGCTATATTTTCATCAAATTTCATTCCAGTAGCACCAAGTTCTTTTAAAATACTTCCCATAATTCCTCCTTAATATAATATAAATACTATATTAAAGTTTCAGTCCATACAGTAAAAAATAAAGAGCCCCAATGGGGCCCATTATTTATTTGCTGTCAAAAGCTTTCAGTTCTATATCATGAACATTAAAAGCTTCGACTATATCCTTAATCATTGCTTCAGTTATAATAGTTTTATTTAAAAGTTCTATATCATTTTTATCCCACGTTGGAGGATATATACACAATTGAAACGCGTATTCTCCTGTTTTTTCTTTGAAGAAATCTGTTAATATTATTTTTGGAGAAGATAGTTCTAAATCTAAAGAAATATTTAAATCATTATTTCTTTTAAAGAATAATACTTCTTTTTCTGTTTTATTTTCTAAAAGTTTGTTTATCTCAGCTATAGCTTTTTTCCATTCATCTTTATTTTGTGGTGTAAAGTTATGATATGATTTTACTTTTCTGGAATTTAATATATTTGTTACCACGTCTTCTAACGTAAATAAGTTATTGGAGAATTTTTCGATATCTTCAATTACTACGTAATATTTTGATTGTTGTTTTTCTTCGACTGTATAATACTCGAATATAATATCTTTTTTAGATAATTCATCTAAAATAGGTTTTGTTGTTATCAATGAACCATCGAAAGTTACAATTATAGATTGTTTATCAATTCCTTCGGGTATTATTATCTTGTAGTTGTCTATATTATTTTTTAGTGTAATGTAGTTACTAGATATATGTGGTATATGAGGACCATTAACCGTAAAATTTTTAAAGATACACCATTTCTTTCTGACATCTTCGAAATCTCTGTTTTCATTTAAAGACAATAGTGGAGATGTTGGTATAAAAACGATTTCTTCATTATCGAATAACCCAGCCAAAGTGATGGTTGTAATTTTCTTATAATAATGAAAATGAGGGAATCGGTAAATATAGTCGATTGTTTGATTTCGTCCAAGAGAAGATGAAAAATTTATTTCACCATATTTATTAAATAAATAATAACAGCCTTCATGAAAACGATCAATAGATTTTAAAAATTCTTTTTGGCATTCTATAAATAATTTAATATCATCTTCATTTATTTTCTGCAAATCTTTTTTAAAACGGTTGAAAAAGTTATGGATATTATTAAATTCTTCTTTTTCCTGTTTTTTAAGATATCTTAACGTCTGTTTAACGTTTTCATCTGTTATTAACTGTTCAAAAGTCATTTCCGGATTGTTTAAAATGTCCCTTATATTGAATTTTGGAGACGACTCTAATTTTATACTATCACTTTTATAATCATGTTCTATAGTTAAAGACCAATCTCCTAAACAACAAATAACTTCTGGACTATCTTTTTTTCTGAAATCTACAGAATGAACATAAGGTTCAAATTTAATTTCTTTTAACATTATTTTTCCTCCTTATAAAATTATTTAGATTTTGTTCTTCCTACCCATCTTCTTAACATTATTTCAATTCCTCTTTCTGTTAAGAAATAAGCTTTAGCTTGTTGATTGTTTTTACCAGTATACCAATAAGGTATTATATCCTTATCTATATCTGGTTTAAATTTTTTGTAGATATTCACTTCATTTCTGATTGCTACTAAAACATGGTCGTGTCTTTTACCAACCATTCTAGCTAATTCAAAACTTGGTATACCTTCTATACCGTCTAAGACTTCTAGTAAATAGTCTTTGACTTTTAAGATCTTTTTCATATTTACCTCCTTTTTATTATTATCTCCATTTATATTATATATAAGTAAATCTATTTAAGATAAAAAAAAAGACCTAATTAAAGGTCTCTAATAATTAATTTTACTGGGATAGGTAATCCCAGTAACTTATAAAAATCTGCGTAAAATTCTAATTCTTCTACGGCCGCAGAATCACCGTAGAATTTATGTTGATCATTTACTAGTACATAAGACTCTAGTCCTTGTACTACTTTGATATCTTTTACTTTTTCGTTGATTAATTTGGAGAAGCCTTGAACAAGACCTTCTCCTATTTTTATATCTGCTACTTCGATGAAATCATTATCATCGATTTTTAACACTTCTTTAGCTATCATAATCATTTCCTCCTGATTTTTTTTTTTTGAATTTTTTTATTGAACTATTGGAACAGGCTTATAAGCATGTGAAGATCGTCAGCTCTTTCACCTTTCCATTCTGGAGCTGTTTCTAATGTTTCCGCCATATCGAAATAACTCCAGTATTTTTCGTTATAGTGGTAGGAATAATTTCCTTCAGGGGTACAAACTCCTACTATGAAATACCCCGGAAACATTGAACCGTCTGCGTGCAATTTAGATCTAAAAACTTTAAATCCTTGTTTAGCAGCTAAACCACAAATAGTGGCAAATAAAACCATACGATGATAATATAATTCACTCATCGTATGGAAACTATCCTTAAGATGGCTACCTTCTCCATTATTTTTTTCAAATTCATAGTCTTCCTTAATAATTTTTTCTGTTAACATAAAAATCACTCCCTGTTTTTTATTTTATTTCTATCATATATATAATATACAAAAAAAAAAACTTACCGTAATCAAACCCAAACCATTTTGATTATAATTTATAATAAGGAGGAAGAAAATGATATTTTTATCAAAATTAAATAACATGACTCTTTGTCGTGCTGTGTGTTATCCAGATGATATGCCCAGATTAAATAGAAATACTGCTATCATAATGCCTACAGATGATGAAGAAGTGTTTTTAGATATTTTAGATAAATTAAAATATAATAGAAGTAGATTAAGAATAAAAGGTATTAATTATATGTATGTACCTAAGTATTATAATTTTAAAGCTGGTATAAAAACAATAAGATTTCATCAAGATCATTTCTTAGATAAAGTAAAAGAATTAAAAGTTAGATCTCATACTGTAGCTACTAATACTACTACTAATATAAGAAATTACAATGTTGTTTTTAATTATACCCCTATAGCAGCTCATTTATTAGACCCATCAGTAAATTATACTAGTGTGTCTAGTAGAACTGTATGGGACGCTTTATTAAATTATCAAGATATAGAGCATTTACATAAGTATATTTTATTTACTCCAGAAATAACTAAAATAAATGTTAAAAATAAAGCCTTGATTAAAATGAGTTCTTATAAAGTAAGAAATCTTTATATTAGATTTTTATATCAATTAATTTATCATTATGATAACTTTGTATCTTTTTTAAGAAATAATAACATAGCTTTATTATTTACAGATCATAGATTTTCTTTTAAAGTAGATTTTAATGATTCAGAATTTGAAACAAATTATCCAGATAAAGAAGATTTCTTTAAAGCATTGTTTATGAATTTAAAAAGAATGCAAATGGGATTACCTGTAGAAGACGAAGATGTAGATTTAGAAGAAGTTATAAATAAGCATAAAGAAATAAAAGAAGAGATTGCTTCTAATGATGAAGGTGATAAGACTATAGATGATACTACTGTTACTAAGACTATGGCTATAGTAGATGCTTTTAAGAAGAGTAATTCTACATTAAAGGATGAGATAGAAGATGTAGCAGATGAAGTTACTACTACTATAGATACTGCGGAAGATAATACTGAAGAAAGTAAACCTGCAGAAAAAGAAGTCAAAGAAAATAAAAAAGAAAAAGTATTAAAAGAGAAGATAATAAAGATACAGAATATTGTAACTAAAGATCAGAAAAGAGAAGTATCTGTTCCTACTAGATTAGTAGATGTTAAAAAGAAACAAGAAGAAATTGTTAACGATAATTTAGTTGAAGTATTAGCTAAATTAGAAGATATGGCTGAATCTATGATAACTCCTGATGTAATAAAGGAGAATTCTTCTTTTGGTACATTTAGTATAAATAAATTAGACGAACAATATGAAGCGATCGCTAAAAAAGATAGATTAGCTGTAGCAGAGTCATTAAATAAGACTAGTGTACCTTTATATTTAACAGGATATAAAGATAAACAAAATATGGATTCAAAAGATACTTATACTAGAAAAGTACAAATGACTTTTGAAAGTCCTTATAATAGTAAAGAAAAACATACATTCACAATGAATATACCTGAATTACGTGATGGTAAATTTTTACATATCAATGGATCAGATAAAGTTATGATAAGACAGAAAATGGCTTTACCTATAATTAAATTAGATGACGGTGTAGTTATTACTTCTTATTATGGAAAACTTTTCTTATCATTAACTACAGGTAATCTTTCTAAATCTGTTGCGAGAATAAAAAGCTTTATTAAATTAATGAGAAAGAAATTTCCTCAGAATTATTTGAAGAAATGGTTCTCATTTATACCAGCATATTATGTAGCAAAAGATGAAAACTTTTTAGGTCCTGAATTATTAGAAATCTCTAGATTTATGACATATTGTAAAATCGATGAAAATAATTATATAGATCTAGGTACATCTTCTCCAGTTGTAGGTAAAATAAATGGAGAAATATATAAAGCGAATCAATCTGAAGATAGAGTGACTAATTCTGTAGACGGTTCTCAATTAACCACTTTAGAATTCTTCCATAAGATCTTATCTAAATTAGAAACAGAAGATCCTCCACTATATAAATTATGGATGGATAAATCTACAGGGACTGTTAGTAAAAATATTTCTTATTCTAAAGTAGATAAATGGCCAGGAGGATCTACTCCTACTATATTTATGGTAATGCATGCTTTTGGAGATAATTTATTAGAAATTTTAGAACTATTGAAAAAAGATTATAATTTAGTATATGAAGTTGTACCATTTGATGGAGAAAAGAAACCTAAGAGTGAATTTTTAGGAGATGATGCTGATAGATTTTTATTTAGTAATTTTGCATTAGATGTTGTTTATTCTAATGTGTCTAACAGACATTTATTACAACCATTACATGATGTAGATTTAACACAATGGGATTCTTTAATGTTAGATGGCTTCAGTAATACTGTTACTACTTCTTCTAATGTTGTTATGGTAATGGAAACATATGAAGATTTATTCTTAGATCCGATTACAATTAAAGTAATGGAAGATTGTGGTATGCCAAATAATTATGGGGAAGCTTTAATATATGCTAATAATTTATTACAAAACTATGACAGAACTGTTAGTGAAATATCTTTAAAGAATGAACGTATGCCATCTAATAGTGAAATAATACAGGGTGCAATGTATGCTTGTTTAGCTAAAGAATACAGAGACTATTCTATAAAGGTTAAGAGAGGTTCTAAAATGGCTTCTTTCTCTGTACAACAAGATGCGGTTATTACTTATTTATCAACATTACCTAACGTGGAAGAATCTTCTAAAATAAATGCTATACAACACGTAGATAAAATGTATACAATATCTAATAAAGGTATTTCTGGTATAAACAATAGTAGATCCTATACAGTTATTAAAAGAAAATGGGATAAAACATTCTATGGTGTTATGTCAGATGTATCTCCTTATGGTCCTGCTACTGGAGTTACTAAACACTTAGCAATTAATCCTAACATAAAAGATGTAAGAGGGTATTTTATTTCTAAAGATCCAACAGAAACTAGAGATGATGAATTAATGGCAGTATCAGAAGCATTACGTCCATTTACTCAAAAACATGATTCATCTCCACGTACTGCAATGTCAATGATGCAATCTAATCACTTAATGGGTACTGAAGGATCAGAACCAGCATACGTTACTTATGGTATGGATGAGACAATGTCTTATTTAGATTCTGACTTTGCTAAACGTTTAAAAGATGATGGAGAGATACTATCTATTAATGATAGATTTATGAAAATCAGATATAATAATTTAAAGAATGAGGATGGTACATTTGTTGAAGAAGTAATTGATTTAGATGTTATTGAACGTAACTCAGCAAAAGCATTCTTTACTCCAAATAAAATGGCTATTAATAGTAAATATAAAAATGCTAAACCTGGTACTAAAATTAAAAAAGATGAAATTATTGCATATAACAGTAATTATTATGCTGAAGCTGGTGATGATATTATATTTAAATCTGGGCCTATAGTCAATATAGCATTAATGAATACTCAATATGCTTACGAAGATGCTACTGTTATGACTGAAAGCTTAGCTAAGAAATTACAGACTAAAGTATTGAAAAGAATAGCAGTTAAATTAAATCCTAGAAACCAGATAAAAGAAGTTAGAACATTGTTAGGTCCTATAGCTGGAGGAGATGTTTTAATCAAAGTATCTGAAGATAGTGGTTCATCTTTCTTAAATAGTGCATATGATTTATCTGCATTAGAAGATAGATTATTAAAAGTAGAGAAATCTAATTACAATGGTATATTAAGAGATATATATGTATATTATAAATTAACTACTAAAGAAGAAGAGGAAATGGATCCTACAATAAAAGAATTTATGAAGAAGGTAGATTCATTCTATAAAAGAAAATATGATGGTGTAAATCTAGCTAAGAATTTACCAGCATATGAAAAAAATAGAGTGATAGACCACGTTACTAAATTTACAGATAACAGAAAGAATACAGTAAACGGAGATTTAGTAAATAAAGGAGAAATATTAATAGAATTCTTTATAGAAGTAAATCAGAACTTCTCATCAGGAGATAAAATAACTATCGGTAATACTGCATTGAAAGGTGTAGGAAGTAAAATACTTACTGATGATCAAGCTCCTATAGGTGTAGAAACAGGAAAAAAATATGATCTTATATTGTCTACCTATGGTCCTTTAAGTCGTATGATTTACAGTTCATTCTTAGTAGGTCCTTTAACAGCAGCAATGCAAAAAATAAATGAAAACATTTTAGACATAATTAAGAACGATGAGACAAAAAAATAAATGAGCCCCCATACGGGGGTCTCTTATTTATATGCCAAATCTTTTATCAATCATATTTCTAAAAAGATCTATTTGCGTCTTAAATGATCCATTTTCTATATTTTGACATGTATTTTCATTAGTCTCTTCAAATACTCTAATTATTTCTAATTTTATATATGTAGCTATATCAATAGCTCTGGTTTTATATTTTTCATATTCAGGAGAGAAACTTATTCTTGTTGCATCTATTACATCATTTATTCTTTGTATTAAATCCATTTTCATTTTAGCTATAGACTCTGTCGAGTCCTTTCTTTTGTATTTATCCTGAAGATGTTCCTTTACTCCTAGAATTAAATCTCTTCTAGAATAACCAAATTCTGATAATAGATTTTCTAATACTCCTTTTACTTCATTGACTAATCTTTCTCCATTTCTTCTTTTTATATATATTTTTTTAATCCATTCTAACATTATTATCCTCCTTATATTTTATTTAAATAAAACTGCCCCGTAGGGCAGTTAATTATTCTTTATCTTTTATTTCATCTATTGCTTTTTCAACATTTGCTTTTACTTCATATGCAGCTATAATTTCTGCTACCTTTGAATTTGTTATTTCTTCGATATCCCCTAAATCAAATTCTTCATCAGCGGCTATAGTTTCAGAATATAAATCGAATACCTTTATACTTACAGCTTCTCTATCTACAACAATACCTCTAACAGATATAACTTTTCCAATAGCTTCGAAATAATTTACATTTAGTACTTTAGCAAATGATATATGGTCATTACCAGGTACTATTCTTTTAAACTTTTTATTTCTAGCTAATTTTTCTATTCTACTAAAGGTTTCAAAATCCTCTAGAGTTAAAGCTGTAAATAGAACACCGTCAAAATTGAATGTTTTTAAATTATCAGGTTTATCTATTTCTTCAGGAGAATCTACAGGGTTCTCTAATACTGTTACAGATAACTGATTATTTGTTTCTTCATTGTAATAAATGAATGATGGTCTCCATTTTCCATTTACTAATTTATCCATTGTGGAGATCCTTTTAAATAATTTACCATCAAATTCCATAGGATCTTCAGGCATAAAGTGTATACTGATTTCGGTTATATCTGGTTTTTCTATTTCCTTCGATGGAACAATAGGTCTTTTAACTACTATCTTTTTATTAGACCCTTCTTTACCAAATGTTTGTATTACAGTATCTCCTTGTTCACCAGGTTCCCGTTTGAAATCTTCCATTTTATATGTTTCTCCTTCATATGTATAAATATCTGTCTGAAGAGAGTTAGGTTCTACTATTTCTATTATCTCAGGTTCTGTTTTTGGTAGTTCAGGTGTTTCATCTACTACATCTAGTATATCTGTATTTAATGTTTTTACGTATTCTGAATTTTCATGTGTTTCCTTTATTGTCTCACCATTAGAATTTATTTTATACGGCTTCACTATCCCAAATTGCAAGAATTCTCTATTAGTAGTTAATATAGCAGCTAATCTATATTCACCGTATGGTTTCTCTTTATAATAATATAACGTATCTCCAGTTTTACTCGTATATTCTTGTAAATCGGCATAAGTTGATGAAAATAATTCTTCAAAAGAATCTAAAATCTCTTGAGTTAGACCTGGCATATCCTTAACATCTTTATTAAATAATTTTAACATATTTTCTCCTCCTGAATTTTTAATTTATAATTTTTTGTTTCTCATTTTCTTCACTATTTTACGTATAATTTTATAAAATATAAAACATACGCCTGTTGATATTAGTGCGAAAAATATAAACATTAATATCATGAAAAACACTACTTTCTCCATAATAACTCCTTTCTAAAGAGTAACTTTAAGTGATATTATAGCTGCTATAATCCATACAATGGCATATATAACCATATATACTTTAGGAGTTATTTTTTCCTTTCTTATTAAATATCCTAAAAATCCATTAATAGTTAATACTATAGTCCATATAATACCTAATATTAAAAATCTTCCTTTAGAAGAAGGAACGATTATAGAGCACATTATGGATATAAAAATAAGGAGCAAGTATGCTCCCTTTGTTTCTTTAGATAACATAATAAACCTCCTAAGACCATTTTGATATTGTTTTCTTTATGATCTTTTCTATATCGATCTCATCTTTATTTTTCATAACACCTGTTGCTTTAGGTTTAGAAACATTTTTCTTTTTAGATGATTTAGATGCGACATTTTTAGGTTTATCATGTTTTTCTGTTAATAACCAATCATCTTCTGGTTCTAAATTAGCTACAAACGTTGGTTTAATATCTTTTACTATAAATGTGGCTTTATCTTTGTGTTTCTTCTGCCAACCATTTACGATTACCTTATTAACAGAGCTATCATTTAATATTTTCTTCGCCATTTGTGGTGTAACATATACAATGGCATCAAAAGAAGATTTAGTATCCCCTTTATAATGGTAGTCTACTTGAGCCATTTTTACAGGGAAACTAAAATTAGCCTTTTCCCCATATTTTTTTAACATTTTCTTTAACGTTGCTCTTGAATTTTTATGTAACTCAAACGAAACATCGTTTACGTTAATTACATTATCTTCAAGTCTGTCAGATTTGTGATTCACAATTTTCTTAGGTTTAGTTTTTTCTTCTACTAAAGTACAAGAACAGTTATACTTCTTCCCTTCTATAGTCATTTCTTTTTTAGTAGCCCCTAAAGTAGTTCCTGTTAATAATACTGTACCAACAATTAATTGTTTTTTCATAAATTCTCCTCCTAAATATTTTATTTTTTTCACATATATGATATATAACAATAATATCTTTATTATATTATTTTTCTTCTTTTTTATATATATGTACAGATGTAACATTCTCAGCACAATATTTACCTAATTCTCTAAATGTTTGTAATCCTCTTTTCTCTCTAGCTTCATCTGTTAATATTATATCTTTCAATTCATTTATATAATATTTATAAGGCGTAAAATAAGGATCTACAGACATTCTTGTTAATACATCTTTCAGATAATTAAAATCAGAATATACTATTATATCTTCAACAAAATTAAGATCTGCATTTTTAACACAATCTAACTCATATGCTACTCTTAATCTATTTATAGCTGAATTCTTTTCTTTTTGTGATATTGATAAATTATTTAATTTCTTTTTCCACGCTTTTATAATCGCTTCGAAATTTTCTTTACTAGCAGTAGAAGATAAACATAATTTACCATCTACAAATCCAGTCATTGCTCCACATCCGGCTGAATAACTTAATCCTTCTTTTTCTCTTAGATTATCAAATACCCACATATTTAATATCTCAGCTAAAAGTTTATGTTCTACAAAGCTTAAGTTTTTAGTGTCTGTTATTCCATATATATTATCGTGTGTAGCACCAGTATATTCCATTAACTCCGGTAAATCTTTTCTTAATACTCCTGTATTATGTCCTTCTTTTTGATATTTATGTAAGAACGATTTTGTTTCACCTTTTGGTATTTTATTTACCCATTCTTCTAGCATATAAGCTACTAATTCTTCAACTTTACTTTCTGGTAAAGATTTAGGTAAAGACATAGTTAGAAAAATGTTATCTTGTTTTATGTTTTGTTTTACATAATCCCATAAAGATTTTTTATTTATTTTTTTAATATCTTTTACATCACCTATTATTGTACTGCAAGATCTTTTATAATCTTCTGATATATCATGAAATACTTTTGCTGTAATTTTATGATCTTCTGGTATTATACTTTCTTCATTTAATATAATACCCTTTTCTTTATCTATATTTTCTTTTTTAAATAAACTTCCATCAAATGCTCTTTCAAATTTTAACCCAAGAAGTCTTGCTGATAATTTCCATATATTCTCATCATATAATGATAAGCTGTTATTCCACACATGACCTATTTTAACTAGGTCTTTAGTCGTGTAAGCTTCTTGAAAAATACCATTTTCTTTTAATTCTTTTTCCATTTCTTTTTCATCATCTTCGTATGCTGTAACTAACATATGTTCTAAAAAATGTGCTGTACCAGGTATAACATCTTGTCTACCTCCGGACAATATAAATAATGAGAAACTCATTCCTTCATTATCATTTCTAGTAACAATATAATTTTTTATATTTTCCATATTAATCTCCTCTATTATATTTTTTTACTACTGTTGTAATTCTTTTTATCATATATTTATCTATATCATTTAATATTTTAACTACTTCTAAATACTCTTTGTCTATTTCTTCTTTTTCCTTTACCATATTTTCTACACCATTCAATAATGATGAGAATTTCTTATTTATTAAATAATCTCCTACATCGGGATTTAAATTCCATTTATGTTGTATATTTTTTAGTATATTTTGTCTGGTAGAAGTTTCTAACATTTTAATAAATTCAGCTTTTCTTTTTGGGTTACCTAATATGTATAATGCTCCATCAAGACACATTTTTAAATTATCTAAAGTATTCTTTCTATCATTATAATATTTTTCTAATATGCTTCTTTTATATTGATAATGATGTTCGAATATTTCTAATACACCCATTCTTTTAGGTTCACCATTTTTATTTACTAAAAGACTATAATTATAACTAGAAGTGAAAGGAGTTAAAGTCTTTAACATCTCAATTGCTTTTTTAATAGACACATCTTTTTTCAATATAATATTAATTAGAATTCCATCTTTACCTGATTCGTCACTAACAGCATATAACATATTATGCTTATTAAAGACTATATCACATTTATTAACAAAATCTGGACATTCTACTAAATAAGGTAATTCATATACTTGAATTATTTTCTTTCCTCTAGATGCATCTTTTAATCTAAATCTACCTTGAGCTAATATTTGTCCTTTACCTGTCTTTAAACCAGTATCAGATTCTCTAATTATATTACAACTATTAGGGAAATCTATTTTTATAGTGTCTAGTATTCTTTTTTCCATTTTATTCCATTGTGTAGGTTTTTCTCTATTTTTGATATAGTCTATATAAGAATCTGCCACGGATAATAGATTATGGGGAACACAATTACAAGCAAATCCAGGTGTTATTCCTCTAGATCCCTGTACTAATAACATCGGCAGTAACGATGGAAATACTACAGGTTCTACCACATCTAATAATCCTTTATATGTAGGCATAGTATCTGTATAATTAAAATCTTCTGTAAAATAAAAATCTTGTAAATACTCAGACATTTTGACCTCGGTATAACGAGCTGCTGCGAATTCTGAGAGACTTTGTGTAATGTAACCAAGGTTACCCTGTCCTATAACTAAAGTATTACGTACACGGTCTTCTTGCGTTAAATTAACTAATGTTCCATATGTAGATTGATCTCCATGCGGTATTAATTGCATACTTTGACCTACAACATCTGCAGATTTAGTAAAAGATGTAGCTTTCATATTTTTTAATGTATATAATATTCTTCTTTGAGATGGTTTTAATCCATCTATTGCACTAGGTATAGTTCTAATAAAAGATGCCATAGCATATGATAAATAACAATCTTTTAGTGCTGTTGTAACATCTATATCACCAAAGACTTCTGGCTTCTTTTCTTCCTTCTTCTTTTTAGCCATATATCCTCCTTTCGTATATTTTTATAAAGATATTTAGTTGGGTAAAAATAAAAAGCCCCTAAGGGCTTTATTATGCATCTGGTTTTATTTGTTTATGAAAATCTGCTCTTTCTAATACGAAATTATATAAAGCTGTAAGATCACTTCCTTTTATAGAATTGATTACATCTATTACTTCCTTTTCAATTAGTTGATATTTTTCTGCTGCTGTTTTACTAATATCAAATCTAATACTACTATCAAAAGCAAACTCTTGTTTTTCTTCATCGAATTCAAATTTAACCTTAAGTATCATCATTAGACCATTATCTAAATTACTATCTTCTTTATGGAATATTATGAACTTTCTATCTGTTTCTAAAGTTCCTTCTTCTACTAATTTATTGATCATCTTTTTTCTTTCTGCTAAGAAATTATTTAACCCATCTGATACTTCATTCATAGAAGTTGTTCCTATAAAAGAATCTGAGAAAGTTTCCTCTCCATCTTTCTTATCTTCAATATTTTTTATGGCATCTAACCATATCAAATCATGTGCTGAAAATACTATATTTAAAAGATTCTCTGCACTAGCATAATGTTTAGGATCTATTTCCTTTTTAAATTTTGTTCCTCCTACTACTTTTAAATTACCCATTATTATCCTCCTATAATTGTCTTTTTATTGTATCTATGAGATTACTATCTTTAATATTTTTTATTTCATTTAATTTTTTAGTTAATTTTTCGATTTCTTCATCACGTCTTTTTGTATCTGTTATTAATGCATTTAATTTTCTTTTATAACTTTCTAAACCATCTATCTGTTGTCTGTATCTTTTATTTAACATTCTGTAATCAACATATAAAAATGTAAATACTATTTTAGAATGTACACTTTCTATATTGACAAGATCTCCATTTTTATAGTAATTTAAAACTGTTCTAGAATCGATTAGTTTTATGTTTCTATAATCTATTACTACACTTATATCATAAGTATCATTATGGTTATGATTAATTTCTATATCCACATCATAAGGTTGATTACTTTCTCCTAATTTAGCATGATAGCTATCTATAATGAACTTAATATATTTCGGGTTAAGAACTGGTAACTTAGATTTTTTACAAAATCTTTTAAATAAGTCGAATGACATACAGATTAATTTTTCTTCGTTTTTTGTCATAGTTACATTTCTTATTTCCATATTTACTCCTTTATAATTCATTTAAATAAAATATTTTTCTATATTTATTAACAGGTTCTAATTCCGGTAAGGTTTGTTTAATAATACCTATCTTATTATCGTTTATTAGCTTATCTGTCTTCTTCTTTCCATATTTAGGTAAACCACTATATTCATTTCTTTTAATGCCTGCTATAAGGAAATATGAAGGTATTAGAGCATAATGCACAGCTGGGTATTCTTTCTCTGAGAAATAATTATTTCTATCTACAAAAAATCTACCATTAAATATCGATAAATCTTTATAAGCTAATAAGCATAACATATGAGGATCTCTAGATATTACTACTACTCTCTTATTTGTATTATTTATATCTTTATAAATATCTAATATAGGAGAATCCTCACATTGTTTTACTGTTATGTTAGGTTTCATTTCACTAAGTTTCTTTAACTTACTTATGACAATCTTATCTACAATATTTCTTATTTCCATATTATGATATCTATTTAATCTTTCTTTACACCAATCTGGGTATATAGATCTAAATGTCTCATAGTCATCTAGATTATAATACACTGTTATAGAATTATTTTCGATATATGTTAATAAGAATTGTATAAATGTCTGAACTATTGTTTTCATTAGTTCTGTTTTTTGTTCAGGTGACCAATCTCCAGAATCTATATGGAATAAAATAGAACAAATACTGTCCATGTCCATTTTAATTTCATCGAAATCTAAAAAGTGACCACTACCATCATAAGGAGTTAAAGATTTATATATTACATCATTTCTCCATTCAATCTCTTTAGAGATTTCTTCTTCGGTTAGCATTATTCTTCACCCTTCATTTCTAGCATTTTCTCGTTATCTTTAATTAGTAAATATCTCAATAAAAGATGGATCATTATTATCTTAGGATTTTCAGATTTGTCTAGTACGATTCCATACTTTTCAGATATTTCAGCTATAACTTTCTCTGCTACTTTCTTTACTTCTTCTCTAGTTGTGTTTCCTATGAAATAATTTATTCCTGCTCCGTGTATATCTATTATATTCTTTTCAACGTCGGTATACTCGTATACTACAGATATATTTAGAACATCAGATGTAACTTCTATTATTTCTAATTTAACACATATGAACCATGGTGAACCGTATTTGTTTTGAACAAAATGGATTTTGTATCTTAAACGTCCATCTTTGATAGCTTCTGTTCTAAAATTTACCGACCAATCTTCTCCTAAATATTGATTATTGAGTAACCCTATAGTCTCTTTTTTGAAACCTTTCCATGCTAATTGTAATAAAGCTTGATCTTCTAAAAATATTTTTTCTAATTCGTTCATAATATTCCCCCTACTTTATAAATTTAGTGATGCTGATATACTACTCTCGATAAAGGGAGTAATATTCATTTCAAATCCTATTTCATACATTCCTTTAGATAATTGTGATGTCATATGATGAGTTAAGGATTTTCTAAAGATAGCTATTATGTCCATTTGAAAATCATTTGTAGATAAATATAAATCTACAGCTGGATTAGAAAACTTTCTTAATTCATTGTCTGTTATTGTTAATAAATGTGATTCTATATCATCTGCATTTTCTTTCGTCACAAATGGCATCATACCATCACTCATATTATAATATTCTGTCTTAAGATCATTTATTATTAATAAAGCTATTATATTAGCTAAATAATCTACTGTAGTAATTACATCATGCATTCCCATAGTCATATAATCAAATAATCTAAAATATGGTGTTATTAAAGAAGTCCTGTTATTCTTAACACACCATACAAAGGCTGGTATAATTATTTCTTCTAGTATAGCTTCTTGTACATTTATTCCTCCTAAAGATTCATAAAATATTCTACTAATAACTTCATCTGAGAAATTATGTATTATATTCATAAAACTCTTTTTTTGTTGTTTTAAAATTGCTTTTAAATTTAAAAAGAACATTACATTGTTATCTCTTATTAACATTCTATTAAATTCGTGATAATTTATTGTGTAATATTGTGTTCCTTCTAAATCTAATTGTTGATTTATAATCATTGATCCACCTCCATTTGTTTATATTAAAGTGTTGAACTATTTTATTCTTTTTGATAAGCTGCTTCAGCAACACTCTTATCATGATAAGTTAGATTTTTTTGTAATTTTTGTACTGCATCTGCACATTGTTTATCTAATTCTACTATTTTGGATGTGATATCTAGCAAAGCAGGATATGCTAATTCTCCTTTTCTTTTATTAGATAATGCTTCATATTTTAATTCTTCTATTTGATCTAATGTATCTTGGTAATTTTCTTTTATATGAGGTATTTTAGTATTATTTATCAGGTCTGTGTAAAAAATCTCTAAACCATCAACCAATCTAATCAAATATGAAAGCTCATCTGCAAACGATCTTAATGAATAAACTCTATCTCCTTTTTCCAATAGATTCTTCTGTACCATATGAATTGTTGTATTTATCATAAATCTTATTAAAGGACTCCATCTTGATATTAATTGTGTAAGAGCTAATCCAGACAAGTAAATTACTGGTCTAAACTGATTCCGTGAATTAGGTTCTCGTGTTTCTCTTATATCTTCTTTTAACATCGCTAGTCCGTAATCCAAGAGTTTTCCATTTTGACCTCCCTCTATTACTAAATGACTCATTTCTTCTCCTACTGATCTGATAAATGAAAATTCTTCTTGAATATCACGATTAACATGACGAACATCCTTTCCAGTTATTTCTGCTAACTGTATGTTAGAAATTTCAAATCTTCCTGATGAAAAGAAGTTCTTCTCAACGATCTCCTGTAATAACACGCTTTTCGAAACAATCTCTCTTTGTTTTGGGTCTTTAATTTCTCCTGGTTTTAATGCAAATCCTAATTCTTTCATTTTTATTCCTCCTAAATTTTTATTTTTTTTTTTCAGTGTCCATCGATGGACACTGAGATTATTATCATTTTAATATTTCTTATATAAAAGATATAATACTTTATGTATTTCGATCATATCTTGTCTTATTTTATAATTATATCTACCATATCTACACATAAGATATAGTAACCCGTCTGGGTTTATATAATACACTGGACGCATCTGATTTCAAATATCAGATCCTTCTGATAAAATAAACATATAGGGCCACATATGGCCCGTAATATTTTTATAATATTATGTTAACGTGTAAATAAGTAGGTCCCCGTAGGGACCATTTATATTTAACCATAAAAAGCTTTTAATGGATCTGTTTTAGGACTAGCGAAGCAATATCCTAAATTTAATAAGAAATCATAAACATTCATTTCTTCTTCAGACCAAGGTCCATCATCTTGGTTATGTATTACAGAAAATACTTCATCTAAATTATTTATCATTTGATATTCTAGATTCTCTAAATAGAATGAATGATATATAAAGCTTAAAGTATCTTTTGTTTCTTTAGTTATCCTTTCTCTATATACCATTTCTCGGACATTCCAGAATATTGTTGTTAATAACACATTTATAAAGTTTTTAGATATAGACATTATCATATTACGAGCATTCTCAGTAGTTTCTTCATCTCCATATGTTATATTATAGTACATATCTATTAATGGAGTAGCTAGAGCAAATTTTATACGTTCATGGAATTCCTCTATAAGAAGTCTTTGACCTATAGCTTCATCAATGTTACATACATTTAATAATCTATCTTGGGTATGTAACGTATAACATCTTAATTTGAATTCTATTCCTAAATTTACTAATAATTGTTCATAATATGATGATTGATAATATAATAATTCTCCTATATATTTATGTACTACTACACTATTAGCTTCAGATATAACCTTTGTCCTTAAAGTATTGTCTACTTTATAAAATATTCTATCTATCGCAAAGTTATTAACTGATAACGCTTCATTAAATTTATTTTCTGTTTGTATCATCAGTTGATTTTTAATTTCAGCTTTTTCTCTCATTGTAGATCACCTAATATTTTTCGTATAGATTTTTCGAAATTTTATAAATGTCTACCAGATCGATTATTTTTGCGTGATCAGAATGTACATCTATAATCCTAGTTAATTTTCTATTAGCCGGGTTATAATCTCTAGCATATCTGTAACATTTATCCATCCATCTAGCAATATTACAGATTTTTATTTGCTGATCAGTATCAGGATCTAATAAATTTCCGTCTATATCTAAATAACAGATCAGATCATATAAGCTTCTATGGTCATTCCAACAATTAAATACTGTTATATCATATAAAGCTGTTACTATTAAAGGTATTAATGATCTATCTGTAAATAAGAAAGGTAATCCTGCTGGATGTTTCTTTCTTCTTTTATCTAGCATATTATTGAATTTTATTAATCTTTTTGTAGCTTCATATATAAATCCTTCTGTATCAAAATAATAGCTATTTTTTACATCTGTCATCAGATCTTTCATTTCTAATTCTAAAATTATATTTAAAATATCATAATCATTTAATAATTGATGTTCCGAGAAATATAATACACTACTTCTCTCATTCATCTTTCTAATTTCACTAAATATATCCTTATCTTTATTTTTCCATTCTTTATAAAGTTCTTGCGTTATAAATATCATGGAATACCTCCTTTATTTTATTTCTTTCAATCATTATATCACTATCAATATCGAAATGCATTATATTATTTTTTCCTAATGGTACATTTCCTTTAGAGAAATATATACTTAGATATGGTAAGTTTTTCCAGTTAATCCAGTTAGTAGATTCTTCTGTTTTCTTTGCTTTATTTGACACATGTTTATTAGATGATGTTTCAGTATGATTAGATGTTTGTGCATAAGCAAAGATTTGGAATATGTCAAACGGATTAGGTGCTTTCTTACTGTCTCTAAATAGTACAGTATTAGATTTCTCATCACTATTTCTCTTTATTATAGATACAATTAATCCAGGATTTAGGTTTACCCTTTTAACTCCGATTTTAGGTGATTTCTTTTTAGGTATTTTGTTTTCCTCATTAATATGTCTTAATATTATTTCTTCTAAAGATGCTAAATGTGTAAATTTAGTTTTATGTTCTTCTGTTATACCATTAGCTTTTATTTCTAATTTTTCTAATAACATTTGACATCCAATGTTTATAGCTATTTTATATCTTCTTTCTTTCTTTGTAGCTCTATGATTTGGATCTGCAATATGCATTATCTTTTTATTACGAATACCTTTTTCTTCTTTTGTTTCTGCAAAGGAATACTCTTCTTCATTTTGATCCATATATACAGCTTTCTTATAGGTATTCATTATAATTTCATTCCAGTCTTCTCTTTGTTTTACATTATTAAATACTAACAGATCTGTTGGATTTATTTCCTCTATAGGATCTGTTGTTAATACATGAAATGGATTATATGCAAATCCATAAATACTTACTTGTAATATTGGACCAAATACATCATCTCTTACGATTGAGAAATATGCAGTGCTGAATCTTCCATCTTTAAATACTTTAAATCCTAAATCTAATGCATTAGTTAAGAATCCTGTATAGACCTGATTATGTACTCCATAATAATTAATACCATCTATTACATATCTATTACTTCTGTCTATTTCTGGTACAAGTACCATTTGTTCTGCTATAAATAGATCTGTATCTAGTTCTTCTTCTTTAAGGGACATTTGTTTAATTACTACAGAGGATGATAGGTTTTTCTTCCTTTTACCTCTTTTCTTCGGTTCATTAGGATCTGCTTTAATTTCATTCTCTTTATTATATAATTCTAAAGCAGCTTGAAATATTTCTGTTTCTTTCTTATATTCTTTTTCTAAGTATTCTAATACTTCCCAACGCACATGTTGATATCCTTCTACTTCTTCTTTAAATTTGTTAATAGTATTTTCTAAAGCAATTCTTCTATATTTATCGTAAACTACTTCAGGATCTATTATATATTTAAGATCAAATCTACTCATAACATTACCTAAAGAATCTACATCTGCTGAGAAATCTACATCTTTGTCCTTAGCTTTAGCTAATTGTTTTTTAAAGTCTGATTTAAATAAATCATCCATTGTTGCTGGTCCATCATTCCATGCTATAAGTATAGTAGATTTTAAATTATCATAACAATCAAAAGCAATATCTTTGAAATCTCTATCTTTTGATTTTAGTATATCCCTGTTTACTATTAATTTATCTTCACATGTTTGTACTTCGAATTGTAAATCCATCTCATCAATCCTCCTAAAAATAATAATAAAATATTGTTCCATTTTTATTTATAATATAATAAGAACCACCCATAAACCGGAATGGTTCTTATTATACTTTTTATTATAAAAATAATGCTTCAAACAATTCTTTTGAAATCTTAGAACTAAACCTCGCTTGTTTTCTGAAAATTAATAACTTTAGTCCTAATTTGTTCATATAATAACATAACCTTTGTTGATTTTGTTTATCAGCGTAGGTACTCTGTATAAATGCATTGTCAAATTCTGGATGATCTTTCCATCGTTCTATTTCATCTTTAATGTCTCTTAAAAGATTATCATGTCGAACGTTTAGAAATTGTGCCATATATCTGGATGATATATTTATATCACCATTACGAACATTTTGAATCAAATTTTTTAACGTTACTATTTTTTCTTCTTCTGTCATTTTACATCCTCCTATTCTTTTTATATTATTATCACTTCCAAATATATTATATATAATTAAATTTAATTAAGAGAAAAAAATATAACTGATCTAATCTCATTAAATTAAATCTTACACATAGAACCCTATGTGACCCCTTGCGGGGGAATTGAGCCATCGTTTTATCGGAACAGTAACAACAAACGATAACATCGATCTAATTTAATTATCCAAGCCTTGGATTTTATCCGCGGTAATAAATTGGAATAATTAAATCGATTTCCAGTTATTTATGTATTCAAAATTTATGTAGAGGGCGTTTTATCGTTATGTTCGATAAATATAGCCAGTCATTAGAGATCTAATGAGATTTTATATATACTAACCGCTGCATCTTATTTTTTGATAGAAATAATAATAAAAATTGAAAAGGAGATAACCACATCGGGCTCCGTTTCTAATTTCTACATTGATACCCTATTAAGAGCTCACTCTTGATGTGGGGTATTTTCTATAGCGATTAGTACATGTAAAATACCATTAGGTACTCTCATGTCTTTTGAATAAATATACCTAACTAAAAGAATCAGATTTATTTATTCACTTATATTATATATAATGACGAAAAAATAAGACCATCTAAAATCACGTAAAAATATCGCCCCCATAAGGG